CTGATACAGTGTGTATGTTGATGAGCTATTCTCTGGATACTGTCGATATTGTATTTAAAAAACTGAAAGCTATGTATGATGATCTTGATCCATCCGTAAAAATAAAAGATGTAGCAAATAATAGGAAAGAGCTGATTTTGGAAAATAGAAGCCGTATTGTATGTTGCGTCTGTGGCAGTAAGGACGCTGCCAGAGGGTCAACACTTAGATATGTTCATTTAACTGAGGTCGCTTTCATGGACGATGAAAAACTGAAAAATCAGTTAGTTGCTATCGAAGCTGCATTAAGACCAGACGGACAAATTGTTTTGGAGTCAACTTCTTCCGGCATGAATATGTGGTATTTACTATGGCAGAAAGCAGTACACCATGAGTCTCAGTATATCCCTTTCTTTTTCAGTTGGTTGGATGATACTAGGCAATTCATTCAGGAATATGAAGAAAATACAGAAATTTACAGAAATCGACACGGTAAGTATTTGGACATGGAAGAGCTGGATGAAGAGGAAATGTCTCTTTACTACAGGATGGGTGGAGATACTAACCCACTTGCAATGAAAAAGCTCATGTGGAGAAGAATGAAAATTGCAAATATTGGTATTGAGAAGTTCCGGCAAGAGTACCCAACAACTGCATCGGAGAGCTTTCTGGTGAGTGGAAATAATGTATTTTCTCTGGAAAAGATTCAAGCCAGAACAAACAATATCTATGATAGTAAACCATTATTGCAGAAAAATATAAAGAATCTGTCGCCATTAATGAAGAAGTGGAAAAAGGACTGGGATATGTGGCGTGAGCCTAAACCAAAAGAACGCTTTTATGCCGGTGTAGATACAGGTGAGGGAATCGGTTCAGATAATAGTGTGATAGAGATTGTTGATCAGAATGGTATTCAGGTGTTTGAATTTGCATCAAACAAAATTAAGCCCTATGAGTTCGCTGATTTGGTCAGAGAGGTTGGAAATTACTACGGGACAGCCCTTCTGGTTGTCGAAAAGCTCTCAGCCGGACATACAGTCGTGGACAAGCTCTACGATGGATCACACAGATATATACGATTATACAAGTATAAAGAGTACGATGCAAAAGGAAAGGCAAGAAAGAAGCCAGGATTCCAGACCTCATCTAAGAGTAGACCTATTATCATTAACAGATTTGTGGAGATGTTCGAGACTGGACAGATTCTATTAAATAGTAAGAAGCTGCTTGATGAAATGAAGTCGTTCCAATTGGACGATACCGGCAAGCAACAGGCGGTAAAGGGTGCAAAGGATGATAGAGTTATGGCTTTTGCTATGGCTCTGGAAGGACTGGTAAACGGCATCTGGTATATTTAATGAACATTATTTATGAGAAATAAAAAATTGAAAGGAAGTTAAATGGAATATTCGGAATATAAAAAGATACTTGATGAAGGGATGGTAGAGTATGTCAACGGCGGTGGCAGTATATATCATATGTCTAAAGCTCTGAAGGAATATATTTTTTCATATGACAATGAATCAATGGCAGCCGACCATAAACGACACCTATCAGATAAAGCGGTGCAAGCTATCTTAAAAAAGAAACGCTGCCGAAAGGCATTAGATTAGAAAAGTGCATATGGCACAGGAAGGATTGATATATGAGAAATCCTATTGAAGTAATTAAGAATTTTTTTAGTAGTAAAGGAGTTGCTATGAATACAGAAAAAGCGAACTGGTTCAAAGATGAGATTGAAAAGACACGATATAAGGACAGGATCAGTAGGGTTGAAGACATTGACGATTATCTGAGACGAAATCACAAGGTTTTACAGATTCCCTCTTTCCAGTATAAAGAGCATACATTTGAGCCTACCAGATTAGTTCTTCAGACGTTGCGGAGTATCATTAAATTTCATTCAAGCTATATCTGTGGCTCACCTGTCTCTATTACAGGAGATAAGGAGTTCGTATCTTTGTTGAACACCATTTATAAAAGGGGTGGTTACACAAAAACAGACTTAGAAATTGCAAAAGACTTGATTACATATGGCGATACATTTGAGTACGTGTATCTGGATGGAGATAAGATTAAGTCAAAGTTGATCAGAAATAAAGACTCTTATCCCCTGTATGATTCTTTTGGAAATTATACCCATTTTGTTGAATATTGGAAGGATGAAGATACCAGAGCAGACCATTATGTTGTTTACTATCCAGAGAAAGTGGAAATTTATGAGAATAGCACACTGGTTGACACTAAACCAAACCTTACAGGACTTCCCATTTGGTACAGTGCTATGGATAAATCAAAATATGATAAATTTGGTGATCCGTTCCCTCTTGATCTTATGGGAATCATGGATACAATCGAGTCACTATTATCGAAGCTGGACACGGCAGTGCTTACACTATCGTTATCCCCTATCGGTATAATTTCTGGTCAAAGATTTGATAGCAGTATACCACGGGACATGGTTGGGGCAGTTCTCAACATTGAAGAAAGTGGAAGTTTTAGCTGGGCGAATGCTCAGATGGATAAAGAGTCAATTAAACTGGAACTGGATTATGTAATCCAACAGTTTTATGCTATCGCTTGTGTGCCTTCAAGTATCATGGGACAGAGTAATGTTGCGAATGTTTCGGAAACATCTATCACCATGCTTTACCAACAATGCGATAACTTCGCAAGACAGTATATTGCATCCATGAAAGAGGGATTTGAGAAACGACTTGAATATATCCGAAAACTGATGGAGTATAATGGACAGACTGTCTCTGATGAAGTATTCGATAGTGTAAACTTCTCCTTTAATGTTGCAAGACCTGTAGATAATGCAGCGGACATGGAAAATATGCAGATTCAGTATAATTGTGGTGCAATTTCTAAGCAGACCATTATTGACAGATCACCTTATACTACTGATACCGCACTGGAACTGAAGCGTATCGAGGATGAATCAAAGGCTAATGGTGATTCTGAAGAAGAGACAGATGATCCACTAGAAATTGTGACAAGTACCAAAACTGAAGAAGTAATAATTGACGATAAGGCAGATTAACCCCTTATTCATTTTGTGGAGTAACAAAACGTTACCCCATATTTTTTGAGAAAACATAGAAAGTGAGGATCAGAATTATATGTATCCATGTTATCAATTGATTCAAATTGTAGAGCTGCCGGAAAACGGCGGTAATAAGTATGCAGTAAGATTCCTGGCACAGATGGAGTATTTTGATTATGACTTCATGTGCAAGAATGCCCTGAAGGAATTTTTGTTTACAAATAAATATGACAGCGGAGAATATCTTATCATTCGTGATAATGAAGAGTATGGAGATATTTATGTAACCGAAGCAGTTTGTATCTATCGGTGTAAGGACAAAGGAAGTTATGTTGATTTCAAAATCGCCGGTGAAGAGTGGAAGAATCTGGTAAAAGAAGTTTTGGAAAAGTCTCCTATTATCAAGCCATCCCTTCAGATTCAGACCATGCACAAATTATCAGTGCCAAAGATTATACCAGAATAAATATATGTGGGTATCGGTGAACTGCCGGTACCCTGATTATATTCAGATACGATTCCATCATGCAGTTTTTAATGGCTTTTGTCATTGCCAGACCTCATTCTTCATGTATGGTGGGATCATATGTGGATATAATAAAAGGGAGACACAAATTTGCGTCCCCCTTACACTTGACTTTTTACGGTCAAATGTTATAATCAAGTTAGAAGCAATCAAGAGATATTTGCGGTGTCTAGTGGTTGCCCATCGAAAAATTTACAACGGGTTACTAAAACACGGGCTATCCCCTATTTGCGGTAGGGAATAGCCTTTTTGCTATTTGCGGTGATTATCCAGATAGGACAATGCCGCAAAGATTACAAGTAAAAGCTGTAACACTTCCATCGTGCTCATTGGCATTACCCCCTTTCCGTTTCTGGAAAGGACAACCACCAGACTATCCCTATCACGTTCTAACCTGATAAGGGGATTATAGCATAATTTGTCAATAATTGCCAGATAAACTCTGTTGACATAGGAGAACAAAAGTTCTATAATAAATATGTTGGAGAATTAGTGTTATATGAACGGCGATGGCGCACTTGCAGAGGATATGACCCATTAAATATGATGGGTTCTATCCCCTGTACACTGTACAAAAGATTAAGATGGTAAGATCCTTTTTGGACATTCCATACATACACACTTTTTTATGAGAGTATGCAGCGTAAGTTGTGTACTCTTTTTATTATCCCCATATTCTGTATGGATTCTTAGAAAAGTGAAAATGAAAAATGCTCTGTGAGCCGTTTTCGTGAAGTCCGATGTGGAATTATCAAGGTTGACTTTCTGAAAATCGCTCTGAGAGCATTTATTTCACGGTCGAAAAGATGACCGTGAGGATTAGAGCGGATTTTTAGGTTGTATTCACGGCGGATTTTATCGCAGTGACAACCACTGTCGTGTTTCACGACATCCCTAGATTTAATCTAGGCTTGCACTTAACCCCATATCTGAAAAATTGTGATCAGAAAATCTTTCATGGAAAATTCTTGTATCTGAGTCTCAGATTTGAATATTATTTCACTACACAATTTTGTGGAGTCAGATGTGATCATAATTCTCGTTATGCAGCGTCCCCAGATTTGGGAATGCTTTAGGGCTAAGTTAAACTTAGGGGGTATGCCGGAAAGCCTTAGAAAATGGAAAAGTGAGAATTGTGATCGGTGGTGTGAGCGTGTATCCTGTGGGGATTTTTGTACGGTATTCTTAGGATTTTAGGGGATGGGTACCGTGTTTTGTAGTAGTACATTCTGTTTATTTCTAAAATGAGGAATTGCTTAAAATTACCACTGGGATTCTGTGTATATTCTGGCGTTGTGGAATGCCGGAACGTACATTAAAATAAGGGTAAATTGTGTTCTGGTAAATTTTGGGAACGGGTTTGGTGTGGATTAGTTGACATAACATAGAAAAAATCGCGCGCATAAAAGATTTAGCAAGATGCTAAAAATTTCTGAGATTTCACGGAATCATGTTCTTGTGATTCTGGCGAAAAAGCAGAGTGATACCAGGATGAAAAGCGGACGTATAGCACCGATTTCTTCAGATCATCCAGATGATAGCATGAAGGACGGGAACACGGCTGCATACTGGGACAGGAACACGACTTTGCACAGAATGAATAATATTAATGAATATTCAATAAATATGCAAAAAAGAAAGCACCCACCTTTTACAGTGAGTGCCTTTTTTATTGGCTTCATTATGTTCTAATCATCAGGAAAAAGTTTCTTTTTGGATTCTTCGGAACTGGATACATAAAATCGCATCGTAGTTTCTATGGATGAATGACCGGCTATTTCTTGCAATGTTTTTATGTCTTGAAGATTATCGCATTTTTTAGCCAGGTCTGTTAATGCTTGATGCCTTAACATATGTGGGAAAACATTTAATCCTATTTCTGATCCTAACCGATGTATTAATTTATAGATTCCATTGGCGGTCAGTGTGCCACGATTACCGATAAAAACCTTTTGGGAATCAGATACAGGTCTATGTTCTATCCATTCACGCAGTAATTTTTTGTAATCACCTCTAACTGGTATCTCTCTATATTTTCCACCTTTACCATTTCTGACAATGATATAAGAATTTTTTGTACTGTCCAGATTTATTATATCAGATAATTCAAGATCAACTATCTCTGATTCACGCATACCTGTTGCAATAATTGTTTCGATGATTGTACGATGTAAAAGATTTGCCCTTGCATCCATATAATCTAAAAAACGATGCTTTTGTTTTTCGGTTAAGATTTCTACTTTAGGGGCAACCTTGCCTTTCTTCTTCTCAACTTTTATAGGTTCGTTTCCATATACTACGTGAAGGAAATTACAAAAGCTCTGTATCGCTGCCAGTTTGGTGTTGATGGTTGACAAGGATGCTTTCTTCACTGTTTCAAGATATGACTTATATTCTCTTATATGTCTAGGTGTTACTGATCCATCAAAATCTTTTCCATAGGTATCTTCTAACCATGTCAGAAACATTGAGATGTTGTGCAAGTAACTTTTTGCAGTGTTCTCACTTTTTCCAATTCTTTCCAGTTCGTCTGCATATGCTTTCAAGATTTCTTCTTTCTTCATAATAAAACCGCCTTTCTTTATTAGATTGTCCAGATTTCTATATTTAAAGTATAACAGAGTGAAAATAGCGTGTCAATATAATTTGTCAATATAATATGAATTATATGGACAAAATGAAATGATTCTATAAAATAACGGGG